GACCTTGGGTGCTTTGGCGACCTTGGGTGCTTTGGCGACCTTGGGTGCTTTGGCGACCTTGGGTGCTTTGGCGACCTTGGGTGCTTTAGGTGCCTTAACACGAGGATTGAGTGGGCTATAGTGAGGTTTCACAGCTTCTGCGGCCTCAATAGTTTTCTTCCCACGTGCAGGGACGACATAGCTAGTGAATTCCGAAATGATCTCCTTACCATCTCTGACATATTTTCGGGGTTTGGCAAGAGACTTGCGGAACCCGAAGTATTCATGTGTATAGTGGGCCACCATCTTCTTACCATCAACTGTGATCTTCTTTGATTTCTTGACACCCTTTGTCACTTCCGTTAGTTTAATATGAACGGCTTCGGCTTTCCCCACACTCGGTTTAATGGGGGCCGCACCCAAGCGGGTCTTGTTAATGGATGAAACTACTTTCTTTGCAGCTGCTTTGGGGGTCCCATGGAAATATTTGGGAACAAAACGTCCCTCCTTATTCTTATCCCCGAGTAGAACACCATCGACTTCAGCGGTAAATGAACGAATGCTATCTCTAGAAACACCCTTAAGTTCAGCTCTCTTGTTAAGTTTCTTGAAGTTTTTCTTTCCACCTTCCTGATCCTCCTTCTCTTTGACCTGCCGTGGTTGGCGTGGTTGGCGTGGTTGTTGAAGATCTTCCTCAAAGAACTGACGAACCTGATCATCACCACCAGCTATCATACGACGGTGTGCACGTGCACGTGCACGGCGAGCTGCATCTCTTGCTTTCTCTAAAAGACTCATTGTGTTTATATATAAATACACAAATATTATTTCAAAATAATATTCGAATATTTAGAAATTACGAAAATTGAATTCTATATAAAATTGACTATATATGAGTCTATATATAGTCATGGAGGAATTCTATATTTTTATTCATACATTGTGTCCTGTACAGGAAAAATTCAAATCAAAAATTCAAGCTCCCACCCAAACAATAAATCAGACCCCCGATTCGCTTAGTGTATCAATTAATGAACCGTTTAAGACTTGGTATAAGTTCTATACATTGACAGATGATGAGGTTAATCATCTGTCAATTGTCGAAAATAGTCAAAATTATAATCTCTATACAAGTATATTATACCTCTTGTATCCTAAATATCACTTAGCGTTTAAATATGAACAAAAAATGGAATTAGTCAGTGAATTAATACGGTTTATGAGTTACAAGATTGAAACTGACTTACCGATTAAAACATATTTACAGTCTGTACATATTAGAGCCAATCCCCTTTTAATAGACATCAAGAATAAACTTATTCAGTCAGACGGTGTTGTCAAATTTATCTCTTTACTATTAGACATTAATATTATAGTCATCCCGTTATGTCAACCAGGGCCAATTTCAGTTTATTTCAGTGATCTGGAATATGATAACTGTAAACCGCATATTATATTGGCATATGATACCCAACAGGTGTATCATCCAGTCACCTATCAAGACCAATGTATTCTTAACTATTTCGAACACTCAATCATTTGTACTCTACTTGAAAAAAATAAAATAACTGAGAAAATCTTTCACAAAAATTGATTTGGGAATAATGATATTATATTATCTATATATATTATAGAAATCTCTCGATGTTATCAATTGAGAATATCTTTTGTAACGACATATCGTCTCTCATAAACACTTTTAAAAATAACTTAAAACAGGATATGAAGATGACTAATCCTGAATTAGAGTTCCGTTTAGGGAAGTATACTGATAATGGATTCACTGCAACATTAGGACTTGTACAGTTCAAAAATATTATTGAACAACTACAAAAGCAGCCGTTAACACTCAAAGAAACTATTAGTCTTGATATATCCGATCAAATTAGGCTGACTATCAATGGGTTAGACAATATTAAAACGTTCTGTCGCACAGGTAATCTATCTTCAATCGGCTCAGAATCTTTACAATATATTAGTAAAGGCAAATCAAAAGGCCGAACACTTGATATTAAAGAGTATAATATACGTCTACAGTTATCAAGTGAGGATCCTGTTGACGAAAATACAAAATTATCCTTTAACCAGAGATTAACATCTAATACTGAAAAATATTACCGTTATAAACATCGGTACAGTTTTACTGGAACAGATAATCCCAATTTACGTTACGATTTAACAATAATTAAATCCGCTGATGGAGCGAGCTTTCAGAGCTCAAATGTCCTTAAAGTTCCAGAAAAATATGAAGTGGAGGTTGAATTACTTAATGCTCAACAGGATATAGACAACAAAACCCTATTAGAAATTTATAAGATCATATTATGGTCTCAAAATAGCCCCGCCGTAATTAAGACAAACGAACAGGAGACGATTTTCCAAGAGTATCTAAACCTCATCTCTGTACCAAGACAAAGTAAGAACTCTGAAAAAACTAGTTACTTCATTGGAATGGATGTATTACCGCTAACACTTGATAATATTAAACACATTGAAAACAACCATTATTGTGTTACCGATAAAGCCGATGGTGAACGTAACTTATTATTAATTTCAAAAGAACTCCCTGGTATGATTTATCTCATTAATAATCGAATGGAAATTAAGCATACTGGACTCATTGCTGATCCTAGAGTAGCCTCAGGTTCATATGGAACTATTTTTGATGGTGAATTAGTCACAACAAAACAAAATACTCGGCAGTACTTAATCTTCGATTGTTTATTCTATCAAGGTCAAGACATCCGCGATAAACCTTTATATGACGCGAGTGACGCGAGTGACGCAAGCGTCGCTGTGACATCACGGTATCAGGCAATTCTCAAAGTTATTAAGCCTAATTCATGGCATTATTTGAACTTAGCTAGCAATCTGAACTTAACAATTACTATGAAGACATATCAATTTCAAATCCCGTCTGGAGATACAATTTTCAAGTTAGCTAAAAATATATACGAAAGCCCCGCTAATTATCTACGTGATGGTCTAATTTTTACTAAATATGATGAAGCATATCCGAAAGCTAATTTAGTCCCTGATCCGAAAGGCAACTATGTACGTAAAACACGGTGGGAAACTCTCTACAAGTGGAAAAACATGGATCAATTGTCGATTGATTTTCTAGTACATATTATTGGAAAGCCCCAGTTCAACACTAGTCTACAACTGAGATACACCGAGGTTAAACTAATGGTTCAAGGTCCCAGAGGTTTAGTAGAGTTTAAACCAGAAAAAGAAAACTCTAATATTGTTTATCTAACATTAGACCGTGATGGATTCCCACGCACAACAGATAAAAGTATTATCTATCATGAATCAGTCATAGAATTCATCTATGATTCAACTAAGCCATTCGGGTTCAAATGGGTGCCTATCCGATTCAGGCCTGATAAATCAGATATTGGTCGGCCTAATGCTATTAGAACAGCTGATAGCACATGGGATGTCATTTCTCATCCAGTGACATTAGGTATGATTACTGGTGATACACCAGTAGCCAAAGGTACTGCATATTATTTATCAGAAGGTGCACAGTTAAGTCAAATTGTGAAACCGATGAAAGATTTCCATAATACTATTAAATTTATACTGTTCAATAAAGTAACTGACAAACCTGATCAGGAATTACTTGATGTTACTTGTGGGCAAGGTGGTGATTTACCTAAATGGGATAAGGCTCGCTTGAAATATGTCCTAGGTGTTGACCTAGATAAAGATAATATTAACGAAATTTATAACCGTAAGAAACAGTTTAAATATCCATTATCATGTGACTTTATTTGGGGTAATTCAAAATTCGCCCTCAATACAGGTCTCGCTGGACGAGACACTGACAATCAAAAACACCTTCAAATGATTTTAAGCAACCGCGGACCCGCGTCATTTGATATTGTCAGTTGTCAGTTTGCGATCCATTATTTCACTGAATCTGAAGAATCTCTCAACGGTTTCTTATCTAATGTCTCTGGTAATCTAAAAATTGGAGGATATTTTATCGGAACGACACTTGATGGAGGAAAACTCTTTAACCTTCTAGAAAAACAGACAACCGCAGCAGGAAAAGTCAAAAATACAACCATATGGGAAATCAAGAAGAAATATACCTCAACAAAACTTGAACAATTGGGACAAAAAATTGGAGTATTCAATATCAGTATTGGTCACGAGATTGATGAATATTTAGTCAACTTCGAATATCTGATTAAGATTGCCAAAACATTTGGGCTCGAGGTCGTTCAAATTCAATCATTTGAAGACACCTGGAACGATGCACTCTCTTTCACACAAAAATCTCCGTTTCTTAAAAAACATAACGAGTCAATGAAGAAAATGACAGATGATGAGAAAAAGTACAGTTTCATGAATAAATATTTCATTTTCAAAAAAACAAATCAAGTAACCGAGACACTAACACCTACAACCGTGCCTAGACCTAAACTACAAGTTAAAAGATCTGTTGTAGCACCAACTACATTACCAGAAGCACCCGCATCAACACCAGTACCAGCATCAACACCAGTACCAGTACCAGCATCAACACCAGTACCAGCATCAACACCAGCATCAACACCAGTACCAGTACCAGTACCAGTACCAGTACCAGTACCAGCATCAACACCAGTACCAACAGAAACTAAACAATGTCAATGTAAAACAAATAAGGGTACTCAATGTAAAAATAACGTCATCAAGGGGTCAATTTATTGCAGATTACACCAAAATTGTACGGCTCATATATAAATAAGCGCTTTATCATAAAACGTCAAATATTAGTATTATTTATTCATTTCTTCTACTTTGGGAAGAAATGAATAAAAGAACGGCAATAATTTAATTAAGTGGAGTTTTTTTGATTTTTTCATTAAATTGTCCCACCGCTGACTTATTGAAAAAGTCGCGGGGGAGATTATATTTCTTTGACATAAAATCCATACCTTTCATAACGGCTTCATCTGCACTAGTGTGTCCACTCTGATATAGTTCAAATGTGGCCAGCACATGTTCCAGAGTATCTCTGTCAATACCCTCTTTGACTTTCTCAAAGATGTCAGGCCACCGCTCTAATAATAGACTCATCTCCTTCTTTAAAAGCTCATCGTATTCCGCTTTGATGGTTTTATGTAAAGCGGTTAAGTGGTTGAGTTTGTCATGTAAGTCGCGACTTGGTGACTTGTTTTCAGATTGTTGCAAAATACTAAAGGTTGTAGTGATCTCTTGACTTATCTGCTCCTGTGACTGGCACAAGCGCTTAACATTCTCGTCAGACTGCTTCAATTTGGTGAAGTTATCATATTGACCCAAAATAATATCCTTAACGCTTTCTTGGGGGGTCAGTTCCTGAGGTTTAGGGACATCTATTTGTAATTTCCGCTTACGAGTATGGAATGAATATTCGGTTTTTGACATTTTATACTAATCAATTAGTAGGTATTCTTATATACATTTATAAATATAAATTACCTTTTAAACATCTAGAATCTTCTAGGTCTTCTGTGTCCTATCCTATCGGTCCTGTCGGTCCTGTCGGTCCTGTCGGTCCTGTCACGAGGTCCCCAACGTCTCTGGAAAAAATGCCGTCTAAATCTGCGAGGACCGATAGGACCTACAGGACCGATAGGACGGTGCTGCCAAGCAACACAATCTTGTCGGAAAAATGGACCATTGTGATCACCTGGAACACACTCACCGTGTCCATCGGGTGTCACACACCACCCACAAGTTGAACAATTAAAACAGGTCATTTTATTCCTTTTTCCACAATTAGGACAAGGACCTGCCATAAATGGTTCAATTATATCCTTAACTGGTTTCATCATCATCATCATATAGACAATGAACCCTATTATAATAACAAGACTCATCCAAAAAGAGTTCATATTTTACTTATACTAAAAAGATAGAAAAAGATTTTCAAATCATTAGTATATAATACTATTAATGGACTTGGATAAGGCTGAAAAATATGAGACCGATAGGACCGATAGGGCCGATAGGGCACGGAGGACCAAAGGGGCAACTGATTTCATTATCAAGTATAAAGTGTACATTTTAGTAGTCATTGTCGTTGTTATCATTATTATTGCATCAAATTCATCATATTACCGAACCGTTACTAACTTATACTATAGCCTCATGAAAATCCCACGTCTTGTGATGATTGTTGCCACAGGATTATCAATCTTTGGACTATCCAATGTCATTGATGTACCATCATTCTTTAATCATACAAGGGTTCAAAAACATACAATGAAAGTTCAATTACCTGATGAAAACGGTAAGCGTTTAGTGTCAGATACGACCAAAAAATTCGTTGCAGCCAAACAAAAATGGACTTGTGGGATGTGTAATAAAATGTTAGATGAAACATTTGAAATTGATCACGTTGTCCCACTATATAAAGGAGGCTCTAATGAAATTGATAATCTGATGGCACTTGATCCCATATGTCATCGGAAAAAGACTAATGCTGATCGGCTTAATTTAGCATCTAGTGTTTTTAACCTATAACATATAACATCTAACCTCGTATCTGTACAATTTTACGTACAAGATTTTTCTTGTGATTAATTTTCTTGGGTGTCATCTTATCCTTAACTAAGGCTATAATAGTCTTGTAATTTTGCTCGGTATAAATGAATCTCATTACTTGACGATTAACCAGATTAAAATTTGAGTAGTGTAAAATCTCTTCTGAATCAAAATTGGGTTGACACGTCACGATAAATTCAATCAAGGGTACAAAATACGTATTTAAGGCTTTCTGAACAAAAGATTCCCCGTTTTCAATTTGATTAATGTTAACTCCATTTTTGAAAAAGAACTTGAAAGTATTCAGATAACTCTTTATAAGTTCCCCATAAATCTGAGTAAATTGTGTCTCACTTGTAACTTGTTGAGATATTCGATAGACCTTCTCATATAACTGATCTAATGTACGGAAAAGTAGATATTTTTCTTGTAAAATAATATTCAACTGGTCTTTAGTAATCGCACCACACTTATACAGAGTAATTAATTTAATAATATTTCCTCTAACGGCTAACTTAATGACATTTTCTGTTACTTTAGAGGGGTCTAATTGACACCCACGTTCTGTTAATAGCGCGATATATTGCGTTTGACTATAGTAAAGTAATTCTATCCGCTGTGATGGGTCATCACACATCATTGGAGACTGTAAGTTAACGTTTCGTTCTAACAAATAAACAAGAAAATCAGACAAATGAGATTGACTACAACAATGATAAATTAAAGGCATCTGTAAATGCCCCGTCACGGATGGTAAATAGACGTTAGGGTCTATCTGAAACCGCTCCAAATATTGAATTAATGTTGTAGAATCAACCGAAGGATTCATCAACAATTTCAATAAATCAAGCAGAATTTTAATAGGGTCGATTCCTGATGTATTTTTCATACTAATAATAAAATTGATAAATTTATATAAAACTATTAGTAACAATCCTCTAAGTTATTGATATTTTATTAATATCAAAAATTGATTTAATAAAATATTATTGAACTAACATTCAAATAATTAAGATGTCTACACTAAAAACCCTATCTATTACTCTCATCAGGCACGGAGATACAGATTATAACCATAATTTAGCGCAATTGTATGTCACGAATATCCCATTAAATGAGGCTGGAATTGAGAAATCCTCTCATTTACAAGGAACCTATGATGTTGTATACGTCTCCCCATTATTAAGAACTCAGATGACCCTACAACACTCTAAAATCAATATGAATAAACTGATTATGGATGAACGTATCAGAGAACAAATGGTGTACCCTTGTGATATGATGCAGAATGAAGTCTTGTCGAAAGAAGATGATGACCAACTGATGCGAAGATGTTATAGCTTTCTATGTTCTCTGAAAAAGAGTCCCGATACTAATATATGTATCATTACCCATAGCAATTGGATCAAAATGTTCGCTAGAATTAATAATAATTCAGAATGTCAACATCCAGTAAATTGTGGACAATATCATCTGAAAATTCAATTTAAAAAGATAAAATGAAAAATAACTAAAGATGCAAAAGTATGAAAATAACAGTAGTTATCAAAAATATAGTTGTTTAATCAAAAACTCAGATACTACGTTACCTAAGCGTAAATCAAAGCGTAAAATTGACATTACAGACATCACTGAACCAGATCACATATATAAGAATTTAAGAGAACCACCCGCCAAAAAGAAAAGGCTACATGCAACTACATCGGAAGAACCAGAACCAGAACCAGAACCAGAACCTGATGTATACCACCAAGAATACCAGGATTATATTCAACAACTTCCTACTGAAGAATATCAACAACTCAAACAAATCGAGCAAGAAATCAAAAAATATACCAATGAGAATAATAAGCCTTTAAAGTATCAGATTCTAAGTTCTCATGCCCCTATTCAAACCAAAGCTTTGATGATACAAAAATTAAATAAACTGTCCATTTATGATAAAAATAGTGGTGAATACGCTTATGAATTGTCCACGTTACACCAAATGATTAAGATTCCATGGGGTAGTTATGTCCAACTACCAATCACTAGAACTGATTCTCCTGCTGTTATTCAGGATTATCTCTCCAATGCTCGACAATTTCTTGATTCTGTAACTTATGGACAACACCATGCCAAATCAAATCTATTACTTGAATTAAGCCGATATTTAGAAAACCCAACTGGTCAAGGATTTGTCTTGGGTGTCAAGGGACCACCAGGTTCTGGGAAAACAACACTTATCTCAAAGGGTCTAGCACAAGTCCTAAATCGCCCTTTTTTCCGAATCGATCTCGGAGGAGCCAAGCATTCTGATAGTCTGTTTGGAACTAGGAAAGTCTTTGACCGATCCGATGTGGGTGACTTAGTCCGTATTGTGAGTGATGCTAAATGTATGAACCCTATTATTTTCTTTGATGAATTAGATAAAATAAGCATTAGTGAATACGGTTATGAATTAATCAATGCACTTAATGATTTAACCGATATGACACGCAATAATGAGATCTTAGATCAATACTTAGGAGTCTCAATTGATCTATCAAAAGCAATTTTCATCTTTGCTTATAATTCATCGGAGCATATTCAAGAAACACTCCGTAGTCGCATCCATGAGATTGAAGTTGAACCGTACACGGTTGATGATAAATATAAAATGTCGCAATCATTCTTGGTCCCCAAAGCATGCCAAAAAATTAATATGGATGTCAATAGCGTTTCCTTCACAAAGGAAGGAATTATTAAAATTATCAAACATTACACAAACCAAGAACAAGGAGTCAGAGAGCTTGAAAGAAAAATAGACGATATTATCCTCAAGATTAATTGGACTCGTATCACTCATCAAGCCGCTCACGAATTAAGCAATTACCATTTTCACTCTAACCTCAAAATATCAACATCCATACCATGTATGGTCACTGATAAAATCGTGGACCAATTATTGAAAATGAAGTAGTTAGATAAAAATTGATTTTATCATAAACGTATTTATATAATATCATACATATTATATAAATGGGTGATATGGATTGGACAACTGTCTCTGGTAAACGGAAAAAAGATGACAAGAAACCACAATGTATCGAAATTATCAATCGCAAAACACCTAAGGCCACCAACGCCATTCAAATTCATCCACTTAATGATACATGGGTCTGTTGGTTTCATAATTTAAATAGTGATGAATGGTCTCTTGAAAGTTATCAAAAAGTATTCACATTCAAAACCGTTGAGGATTTCTGGATTCTCAGTAATAACCTCAATAATATCAATAACGGAATGTATTATATTATGAGAGAAAATTACCCCCCTATTTGGGACCATGAAATGAATATTGAAGGCGGTGGGTGGACCTTCAAAATTGATAAGAAATTCGCTCAAGAATTCTGGGTCAAACTATCATGCTACTGTGTTGGAGAAGTACTGTCCAAAAATACAAGCAATATTGTTGGGATTTCTCTAAGTCCAAAGATTAGATTCGTAACCGTTCGTATCTGGACGAAAGATACTAGTAAAAACCCAGCAGAATTTAATAACATCAAGATTGAAACTGAAAACGACTCAATCCCAATTAACTTCGCAAATGCACGGTTTACACCAAACCGTGAAGCCTTGCGATCATAAATGTTACAAGAGTCACAAGAGTCAATTTTTACTTGATTAGTTGAAGTAAAAATTGATTTGAATACTACCTTAAATTAAGAAACACATAAAGATGACTAACAAAAATGTCAGTCACATTTTTATACCGCATGAATCGGAGTTATAGAGTAAAGTTATCACCAGAATTCAAATTTAAGAATGAGAGGGGACCTCACGTAGAGACGGATGAGGAGGGATTAATAGAAAAAACATTTCAACTAGGGAAAAGAACAGAAATAACGATAGGAGAGAATATTGCTGTGATGTATGATGTAATCGGTCTTCAAAACAGAGGAAGACCAGCACATATAACGGCATATTTTGGACAACCAAGTGGAGCGACAAATTATTAAAATAAAAAAATAAAATTACTGTTACATACTAATACATACTGTAACATACTTTGTATTAGTATTTACCAATCTAACACAAAGTATTTTATATTATTCCCCACAAACTATTTTTATTTTATATTATCCCCCACATACAATAGGAGGGGCTATGGGGAACCTAGGTTCCCCACTTATAGGTTCCCCAATGTAAACTTGAAATCAAAATTATCATCATTACAGAAATCACTCAAATCCATAACCTCCTTCTTCTCTTCACGCATCATCGGTTCAGCTACACTTTGTTTCACAGGTATCTGCTTCTTGATCTTCTCTATATCCATAGAGATATTAAACGCATTTGTACCTGATGGAATAAACTGACCAAACATGATATTACCACTGACACCTGTCATCATATCAACTTCACTAAAAATAGACGCATTCGTCAACTGTGTGGTTGTCTCCTCAAATGACGCACGATGAAGCGGTCCGCTCTCTGTTTTATTGACCCCATGACGGTCTACTGAAACCATTGTTCCTTGATTGGTCATCACATCAACCAATAAACTAATATGACGCTCCTGAACCGATGAACCACTTGCCTCTAACAATTGGTTGATTTCCGAAATGATACACACTCTGGCTGCCTCGATACCATATATCTGATAAATCTCCCACACATCATTGGAAACCGTTTTATACATATCCACATTGGGTAGAGGTAATACTTCTAATAAGTTAGAACCATCCGTATCCAACATGTACCGTACATTATTATACTGCTTAATTGCCTCATCATATGAGGACGCGTCTGAATCAAACGGGGATAAAACTTTACCATTGGGTAAAACAATCTCCTTCTTAACAGTATTAACCAAACAACGGTCAATACCCTCAATGCCCTTGATTTTAACCGTTAACAGATTAGATTCTAAGTCGCGCAGATAATTAATTGGGTCATTGGATTCATCTTGGTCATCCCCTGATGGAGACACCTTAATACGGCAGATCAGTTTACATGCGTTATCATCACTCACTATCAATGTATGCTCCACTTGCTCTGAAAGCAATTTCTCACGTAAGCGATGCTCTATTAAATACATCGGGATACTCTTCCTCATAATCGCTTCACGGTCAAATTCTAACCGTAGTAACCACTTGAAACTGTGCAAATCCTGCACCTGGTCATTGTCTGGTAAAAGGTCATAATAACTGTCAACGAATTCCTGGTCTTGTTGAATGCAAGTATGATGGTCATCTTCATCATAAAAAATCTCAGTACTCACCAACAAATCACTCAGAACTGTATGTTCTATCTCGGCACCCATTAGACTGGCACGATTACCATTCTCTGTCTTAATGGTCTGATCAATATTCTTCTGGATGAAGAAATCGTCATGAATATAAATGGTCATAGATGGCAGTTTAATATTACGAGACAAACTCATCAGTTCCTTCAAACGTGGAGTACCCCTCGAAATATTGGCCTTTGAACCCTGACCTGTCTGATGGAATGTATTCAAGGCCATCTGAGTTGTGGGTTCTCCCAGTGACTGAGCCGCAATAATTCCAACGTTCTCACCAGGATTGACTAAAGACTTCAAGAAACTCACGTATAAGGTATCAATCAAGTGATCAAACGCCACACGATTGAATTTATATTCAGTAATTAAAACCTTAGATGACAGATTAAAAGCCATTAATGAATTAAAGATTACCGTATTGACGTAATTAACCGATGGTCGAGGATCAACCACTATCTTGTCACGCAACTGGTTGACCTTGTCAATGATATACAGAGGACTCAAATCCGCGACAACCTGTTCTTTCAAGTGAAACTGATTACCCATATTCTGAATAATCCTTTCAAACTTGACTGGACATTTCGCACCTGCCGCTAAACGGCTCGCTGGAACATTTGTCTTCAAGTAATGGTAATAACTTTCAATTCTAGAAAATTCACTCTCAATTAAAGACCTGCGCTCCTCCTCAGAAACGCTCATCATATCCTTATATGCCTGAGGTGTCAAGCAAGCTTCCAACTCTGACTCATAATCTACATACTTGAACTTCTGGCACAAGCGTTCCATATTATAATTGATAAATGAAATGTCCTGTGTCTCCAAATAACTCGCATCAAATCCATCCGCACCATAAACTGTCTGGATAATCATATTGTTCGCATTCCGAACGCTACCATCATAGCAAATACGAACATCTTCTAAAGCCTTAATCAGTTTACGCTGGATATAACCCGTTTCTGCCGTTTTAATCGCCTTGGTAATAACACCAATACGACCTTCTTGAGCATGAGCCCAATATTCGGCTGGATTCAGACCATCCATAAAAGAGCTCTCTACGAATCCATGTGATTCAGGACGCAGGTCATCCTTGTAGAAATGAGGCAAGGCGCGACGATGGAGCTGATTCTCAATCCAATTGCCCTCAATCTGTTGTTGACCCAACAATGCCACAATTTGACACATATTGGTCTTATTACCCTTTGACCCACTCCGAACCATGGTATCAATATGATTGCTCTTGGGAATATTTTTCTCAAGGTACCGCTCCGAGTTCAAACGGCTTTCGGTCATTGTATCAATAATTTTCTTCGGGAATTCCTTCTTGTAATTGAATGCATTCGTACCAGATGGGAGATTGCCCATCTTAGCGTTCTGAATCGCTTGTGATACGACCTTCTTGGAATCCATGATGTACTTGCGAATCTCTGTATGAGCTTCATCAGAGATGACACAATCATCAATACCGCATGTAAATCCTTGGATTGTTAACCAAGTATTGGCTGCAAATGATAGGTTATTCAACAAATCACGGGTCATAATAGGACCATGGTCGTTCCATGTAATATGGAACAAGCTCCCAAATCCTTTACCAACATGACCGCTATTCAAAACACCCGATGACATCTTTCCAGCCGCAATCTCTACATCACCTTTCTTATAAGAAATGGGGGGTAAAAACATTGACATGAATTGTTGACTTGTCCAACGGGGGTCAGCTCCACCAATAGCTGGTGGTGGAAGGGTTTCACTGAAAGATGATGTTGCACTCATCAGTCTCATCATCTCTTGATATGTTAATTGTTTGTTTTGTGTTAATAGGTAATTACCTAACATACTGTCCTGAACCAACCCAATAACGGGTTTACTAGCCTGAGGACTTACAATCTGCGTCGGAACTGAGGCGAGAAACCGTAGTTCTACGACTGATTCTAAGGTTAAAGGCACATGAACATTCATCTCCGAATCTCCCCATACTTTCATATGAGGTCGGACTATATCTTAAGCCATCTACGATTGGTTAGATCGTCACTGATGACCGACAGCCATTTAGTCTCTGAACCTTCTCCATGTCCATCACCATAACGGATTTAGGAGCTTGGCTGCGGATTGCCCATTAAGAGCACATTGAAGTGTACTCTTATCTCAACAAGTTTTACTTTGCAGAAAATGATGGTATTTGTCTCAAAAATATAAGTGCTCTTTCTTTCATTTCATTCGGTGTTTGAAATTTACCTCTAAAGGCAATTCTCTTTCCATTAATACATATTTTATAATGAGAAAACTGTCCTGCCGAATGTATTGAATGTATGTATTTCTCTAAGTTATTGTGATCAATCGTACAATTAATGAACCGTGGTAATTTCTTGTCATCATGCTGTTTCTGAGCACTCTTACTGCGCATCTGCTGAAATTCCAGGGTGTTTGTTGATTGTTTTAATCTGATGGAAATTTTTTGTTTCGTTTCTTCACTATGAACGTATTTTATTTTCTCTGGCACAATATTATTATTTGATACTGATGCGACATAAAATTGCCCTGCTCCTCCAATAGTTAAGTTGTAACCATTTGGAAACATTGTTTGATAGTAATCAATATAATATTGTTCATAAAAATCCATTTCACTCCGTTCACACCTACGAATTAATTCCACCGAAAAATTATCAACTCCATTTTTCCTGATAGCATTATTTAAGTACGTTGATTGTTTCACCTTAGTTTGACATACTGCTTCACTTATATGATCTTTGAGACGCCCACGAAATCCAAATGGGCGATATTTACCTCTATTTTTCCGATGTGATACTACCTGTCCAATGTAAATTTTTGTATTTATCAGATTGATAATCATATAAATTTCTCCAATCACATTGTCATTAGTATCTAATAAATCGTCCAAATATTGTATTTTATCTTCAATTGTTACCATTTCTGCTTATCTATGCCATTACGCATAGTTCAATTTCAATTTTTCAATTGAAATGAAGTCTGTTGAGCTTTAGGGTGTTCCCGCAATTTGACTATCTCGCAACACAATCAATTATTAATTGATATGTTACTAGATGGTTACATTAGGTATATTTGAAAACATACCCAGTTAAGTTTACAATGTTTACCCTAATAGGTGACTTAACAACCTATTAGGCATCCACCTGTTGGTGACAAGATTAAACCGTTCCGATCACCATCAAAATCTCCATTGTATGGGGCACAATCTACTGGGTTAAACCTGAATGTATTACCATCCAGTACTTTAACCCGATGTGCCATCATACTCATTTTATGTAAAGAAGGCTGACGATTGAACAGCACCCAATCGTTATCTAAGAGGTGACGATAGACAATATCACCTGGTTTGAGGTCGTCAATGGTTTCACGTTGTTTGTTGTATTTGAGATTAATCCTGGTTTTAGAACCAAGTCTCTTAAAACTCTTGGCTCCTGGATAAACAAACGGACCACTTCTGACCAACTGCGTCATCTGTGCTAAATTAAATTTAGTCACCAATTCTGGATAAGTTAAGTTCATCGCAATCTTACGAGGAACACCCAACTGATCCATGGATAAACTCGGGTCCGCCGTAATAACAGAACGAGCCGAACCATCCACACGCTTACCCATCAAATTACCACGAACACGACCATCCTTGGCCTTAATCCTCTGGCGAATCGTCTTCAATGGACGACCCGAACGCTGATGAGCATGAGGTAAATTTGAAATCTCATTATCAATATAAGTTGAGACATGATACTGTAGCAACTGCCACATTTCCTCAATCAAACTCTGCTTGGTGGCCTCCGTTATTTTCTGACGCAATAAGGCGTTCCACTTAATAACATCGTTCAACTTATGAGTCAGGTCATCATCGTTGGTCTTACCGTTGTCCTGCTTGACAGAAGGGCGCATGGCTGGTGGAGGAATCGGCATAATTGTCCAAATCATCCACTCTGGACGAGACAACTTGGGATCTAATCCAACTAACTCAATATCCTCATCTGTGACATTCTTAAAAATTGTGAAAATCATCTCTGGATTAACCACAAATTTCTCTTTTTCTTTTCCCTTATCATATGTCCCTACAATCCTCACTATACCATCACGGTCTTTACTGTATTTCGGCTGCGGTGCTCCACAGTTATGACAAGTCTTGGCTGCAGATTTACTCATCAGTGAATCAACATATGCAAAACGACCTTTATCACTCTTGGCATGGATTTCATCCATAAGCTTCTGTGACGTGGGGTTATACTTGTCTATCAAGATAGATGAACACCTATTACAGAAACAGCCCAATAATTTTAAAACCATGGAATAGTATGGGATTTGAATCACTGGCTTAACCAGATTCAAATAACCGAAATGACCAGGGCATTCCTCGCGAGTGTAGTGACACGTTAAACACTTGACTCCACGTTCAATCGGGCCTAAACGAGGGTCCATCAAGGTTCCTTCCAGATTCTGCAGATTAGTAATACGCTTGTAAATCTCACATACACTTTTCTGTTTAATCCTTTGAGGACTCAGAATCCCAAACGTAACACGCTTAATTTGACCCACATCCACACTATACTCAAAATCAGTTAATGGCATATCTGGATGTATTATATATAACAAAGGATATTAAATATTTATTTATGAATCAATTTTTCATAATGATTTTTTTATTTTCCTACAATTATGTTATACATATAATGTCTTTAATCTATCAATGGATTCAAAAGCTGACCTCTGTCTACAACGAGTACAGTGATGCCCCTAAACCATCAGTTGATGTTGATAGTGAAGGTAACTTCTACGTTGCGTATGCCTGTGTCAATCCAGTCAGTGGACAAACTAATGTTGGGTTGATTGATGTCTGTGTTGCCAAGTTTGACTCTGATGGTAACGCTATTTGGTTTAGACAACAACCAAGTTTTGATACATCTCAAGATGATATTGATCCCGATATTTGTGTCGATTTAGCTGGAAACGTTTATGTCACATATACAACAAGTGGAGAAGTATCTGGTCAAGAGAGTACGGTTACCACTGCTGATGTTGTTGTCTTCAAACTGGATACTAATGGTGATACATTATGGGTCAAACAAGCCACTGAATTTAATACTTTGGGTCAAGATCATGCACCCTCAATTGATACTGATGGAAGTGGTAATGTCTATGTGGCATATTATGCCACCAATGATAGTGTCTCCAGTTACTATGATAACATTATCCTGTTCAAACTAGATACAAATGGTAACATTGTATGGGTCAAGAAAACCGACTCATTTAATACTCCTGGTGGTAACTATAGCCCATCCCTCGCAGTTGATGACTCAGGAAATTGTTATGTCGCATACTATTGTGACGGGTTCCCTGCTTCTGGTGAAGAGGTAGTTGGATTTTACGATGTCGTAGTCTTTAAAACAGACAGTAGTGGTGAACTTCAATGGATCCGACAAAGGGCATCGTTCGACACGATTGAAGTAGATGTACGCCCTGCACTAACCATTGATACCTACGGGACAATCTATATCTCTTATCAAACTCGTGGAACCACATCAGGCCAAAGCTCGAGCGGAGGATTCTTTGATATAGTCGTTTTCAAGATGGACACGACGGGTAACGTGGTTTGGATTAGGCAAAACACTATCTTTAACACAGACCAAGCGGATTATGCCACATCAATCGGAATTGACACATTAGGTATGATTTATGTTGCTTATAGTACCACAGGTATCGTGTCAGGTCAAACTATGACTGGGACACAAGATATTGCGGTCTTACAAATGGATAATGACGGAAATGTGACCACGATTCTACAACAACCGACCTTTAATACCGCATATGAGAATGTCTACCCCGCTATTGCTATTGATTCACAAGGAAGTTGTGGTGTGGTTTATTATAGTGTCAACCCTGGACTCGGTGAAACTGGTTCATCGCAAGAATTAGTTGTTTTCAAATTACGTAACTTGATTTGTGTTCATGAAGAAACCATGATTCTGATGACAGACGGTTCATCAAAACCAATCAAGGAAATTAAACGGGGTGACATTGTAGCTCCCAATCATCAAGTAGCCCGCTTATGCCCAGAAAAAATCAACCAATGCTCTAAGGTCAGTTTAGTGGTTTTCGAGAAAAACTCACTCGGAAATAGCCCTAATCAAAGACTTATTGTGACACCTAACCACCCGATTTTCTATCAAAATGCACGCCGCCCTGCTAAATGTTTGGCTAAGTGTCCTGGTGTGACTCTGATAGAAAATGTCGTCTTAAGCCAAATCACCGACTTATTTGATGATACATCAAATGTTTCCTTATATGACCTACAGTTTGATCATGATGGTAGTTATGTAGCCAATGGGGTTGAAGTCCAGTCACGATCACCGTATAGTTATTATGGACCGTTACCCCAAGAGCTATATTATGACGCCAGTTTATACAGTAGTGATAGAGTATGGGATTGTATGGATCATGATTTACCGTTAGATAACACGAACATGGAATTTAACCTAATCATGCTCAAGAACAAACGGCATGATTTTACTGATAAGCATATCACTAATAAAATCATCAAGAAAAAAAATAATCAAAAACCACTACCTGTCTCTATCGTCAAGTATGCGTAATAATTTTAGAAGATATAGATATAGATATAGATATAGATATAGATATGTCATCTAAGAGACACTTGAAAAAAGCGAATTGTTTTGACCCGATAGAACTCGAAGAAAAAGAGATTATACAGTATCTCAAAGCAGATAATGACAATATCATTTTGACTGATAGTCAAGTTAAACAGTTGACTTGTGCCACTATTAGTTATCTACAAAATTACCTTGATGATCCGCATTCGGTTTACTATCAATGTGGACTGCAGACACGTCAAGTGGACAAGAAAAAACCAATTGTCAGAATTCCTGCAGGTAACCTTGATTATTATGTAGCGTTTCATGATCTCAAGAAAGCTCTCAACAATCGTAGCAAAACGGAGTCTGCTTGGACGTTTATGACCTTTGATCCAGCTGGTATGACAGGTCCATTGATGTCTAAAGATGCCCTGCGTGGTGATAATTGGGTTAGTAGTTTACATTGTCAAACGGGTACTGAAAGACAACTGTCAACAATCCTAACCTATCAATTAGATGGAGAAGAACAACCACAACAACAGACCAAACAACAACGTCAACAACGTCAACAACGTCAACAACGTCAACAACGTCAACAACGTCAACAACGGCAACAACGTCAACAACGTCAACAACGTCAACAACGTCAACAAAGTCAACAACGTCAACAAGGACAAGAAAACCAAGAGATTACCATTAATCTGGAACCCATAGATCAAAATATAGATGAAACTATTTTATTAGATGAAATAGATGTTATTGTACAATACCTCACCAGTAAATATGGTGAGGAAATATATGTGGATCTCGATCAGAACCAACAAGGTCAATATTTTTACGAAATTACATGTGAGGATAATATGGTGATGAATAATATGCTGTATGATTATTGTAACTTAGATGATCAAGAGCCGATAAACATAAATCATATTTTGTATAGAGTAAAAATACTAAGTGGTGGAGTGTGTCTTAGATTTCACTACTAGGTAGGTAAAAATTGATATTTATAAATTACATATATATCATATTTTCAAGAGATGACTCTCATCATAAATGATCTATATCTTGGAGGAATTAGTGATGTCAATGATTCATTTATATATGATAATAAAATTAAAACTATTATTACGGTCGCTAAAGAATTGTATATAACAGGTGATCATGCGTATTTTGAATGGTTTTATTTCCCACTAGATGATAACAACGTTCCCGTTATGAATGAGATGATGAATATCGCATCTATAATTGAAAAACAACTAGAAAAAGGAGCAGTCCTGATTCATTGCTATGCTGGATATAGTCGCTCACCGACGATGGTTATAGCCTATCTAATGATTAAACATGGTCATAATGTATTATCAGCCTACAATTTTATTGTTAATCAGCGTCCAATTTTACCCAATCCCTATTTTATGGATCAGTTAATGGTATTAGAGGAAAATATTTCACATACAAGATCATTTCAACCGTATCGTGTGGATTCTGATGTCATATATATATTATGTAGTCTAAGTCTGCCCTCTAAATACTATATTGTGGTTGAGAGTATCTATTTATCAAACAATAGAGACATTTGGACAACATGTGCGATCATTAATCGTAGAAATTCTGTCCATACAGAATTGATTAAGAGGTCAAAAATATAGACATACAACTGAATAATTAACTTTGTTAAATTTCATCATTTTACGAAAAATTGATAACATAATTTAATTGATGTTATCAATTTATTAATTAATTAATTTATTGGTTATGTCAACTAGTGATTACATTATCGGTATTGATCTAGGAACAACCTATTCTTGCGTCGCTGTATGGAAAAATGGCCGCGTTGAAATCATCCCCAATGATATGGGTACCAATACAACCCCATCATGTGTTTCGTTCACTGAAAATGAACGGTTTATCGGACAATTGGCTAAAGAAAACTCTCTAAGAAACCCACAAAATACTATTTATGATATTAAGAGACTGATTGGGCGGCGCATTGATGATCCTATTGTTCAAAATGATGCCAAAAATTGGCCTTTCATAATCACTGAAAATCAGTCACATCAACTAGTGATTACCGCGACATATAAGGGAAAAGAGCAATCTTTCCATCCAGAAGAGATTTCTGCTATGATTCTAGAGAAACTTAAATCATATGCGGAAGATTATTTAAGTCAAAAAATCAATAAGGTCGTAATTACTGTACCAGCTTATTTCAATGATTCACAACGGCAAGCAACTAAGGATGCAGCACAAATTGCTGGACTACAGTGTATTAGGATGATTAACGAACCCACAGCCGCTGCTCTAGCCTATGGATTAGATAAAAAATGTCAACAAGAAGAAAAAGTTTTAATTTTTGACCTTGGTGGGGGAACGCTTGATGTCTCATTATTAGCAATTGAGAACGGAACATTTGAAGTCTTAGCAACCTCAGGAGATTCTCATCTGGGTGGTGAAGATTTTGATAACCGTATTCTAACTCATATTTGTACAGAATTTAATCAGCAACACAGTAACCATAACATCCCACCAATTGAAACTAACCTCAAGGCCATGCGCAAATTGAAATCCCTATGTGAAAAAGCTAAAATTACTCTTTCGTCAGCAGTCAAAACAGTCATCGAAATTGATTCATTACACAATGGTCTTGATTTTACTCTTGTCATCACGCGTTCTAGATTTGAAGAATTATGTCTGGATTTATTTAAGAAATGCTTGAATCCTATTCAACAAGTTCTTAAGGATACCAAGATCAAGAAAGAAACCATTCATGAAATTGTCTTAGTTGGAGGGTCTACCAGAATCCCTTACATTCAACATCAATTAAAGGATTTTTTTAATGGTAAAGAACTTAATAAATCGGTTCATCCAGATGAGGCTGTGGCTTATGGTGCTGCGATTCAAGGGTCTATTTTATCCAGAATTCCTGACCAAAAAACCAGTGACATTGTTTTACTTGATGTTATCCCACTGTCACTTGGATTAGAAACGGCTGGAGGAGTGATGAGTTTTATTATCGACCGTAATACACCAATTCCTTGCATGAGGAAGGACCGATTTACCACATATACTGATAACCAAAAAGCCGTAACAATTACTATATTCGAGGGAGAACGCCCAATGACCAAATATAATAATAAATTAGGACAATTTGATTTAGTGGATTTGGCACCAGCAGCTAAGGGGATTCCTCAAATCGAGGTCATATTTGATATTGATGACAATGGAATTTTAACCGTAATGGCAACTGATATTAATTCATCGAGTCACAACCAAATCAAAATCATCAAAGATAAGGGGCTACTCAATGATAAGGACATTACACAACTTATTATTGAAGCTGAAAAATATCGACAAGATGACCTCTTGATGAAGACCTTAGCTGAACTAAGAAATAAAGCTGAATCACTTATTTATCAAACAAAGAATTATTTGATGGATAAGCAATTTGAGAAAGAAATTTCATCTGAAGAAACAAATGGCCTAGTAGCCACAATGAATACATTACGCAAATGGTTAGATGAACATCAAAACCCCACATTAAGCGAATATGAGGAAAATATCAACCATCTTGAACAACTACGCAACATTATTTTAACGCGCATCTATGCAGAGATTCCAAAATTATAACTAAGGACTAAGGACTAAGGACTAAGGACTAAGGACTAAGGACTAAGGACTAAGGACTAATACTAATAACTTTGGTCAGTTCTTCTTCAGTAAACTCTTCCTTATGACCACCATGATATGGTTTGCCATACCCTTTACTAATCATATCATCATTGATACATGTCTCGTCACCAATATACGTATCACTATGAAGCTCATCAATCATGTATAAGTGACCCATAAGACGACCATATTTGTCTTCTTGACTAAAATTTACCCATACTAATCGATTTAAAATATGTGATTTCAAGTAATCACTAGCGCATTTGGCTGCTTGAATATGTAAGTCCCGATGAGGTAAAGCCAAACTCGGTTTTAATTCGGGCGCATCATAATCTAACATACGAAATGAGTCTTTAATCGGTTTGTCTTGATAAAAGAAGACAATTGTCACGGTATCTCCATCATAGACATTGACCACTTTGGCTTTAGTCACAATACCATTAAAACTAAACTTTGATAGATTCTCAAAATTATCATTGATTAATTCAATCGTGTGATAGGGGTCACTCGCCATAATAATTGGGATAGGTATCAATTATATAACATTATATATAATTTTCGTTTAAATGATTTAAATAATAGAATACTATTCATCATATAGTCATTCATGTCAAATATTATCATTCATTCACCTGCAACTGTAGAACTGGATAAAATCACTTACTCTAAGTTGTATAAACTGAAAAATGGCTCATTAAAAGGGAAAATATCCTACAACCATGGTTACAACTTGTATATCAAAGGGCCTAAAATGACTCTGGGGTCAGATATTATTAAACAAAACGGTTACTACTATGTTGATTTAACTTTTGATAAGAAAAATAAGCACAATCTGAAGTTTCTAGAACTTGTCAAAAAAATAGATTATTTAGCTATTTCTGAAATTCATGAAAATTCACAATTATGGTATCCTGACCATAATGAGGATGTGTCTTTAATTCAAATTGAACAGGAGTATATACCAACCATTAAATTATCAACAATTTACACTGACTGTTCCGCATTGAAATTAAAGATTAGTGAAAATAAAACGGAGTTTTTTGATCAAGATAATATAGCAGTTCCTTACCAATTAATTAAGGAAAACTATATGACAACCCCTCTATTTCATGTTGAGGCAACATGTAAAGATGATCAATACATTTGGACACAGTGGGAATTATCCCAACTTAAAGTTGAGTTACCTGAAACCGTTATTAGTGGTTGTCAATTAATTGATATAGACGATGAGAGTGATAACGATGATGTTATCCCAACTGTAGAGGAATTAGAGGAATTAAATAAAATAGAAGTAGTTGAATCATCAAATATTTAGGTCATAACAGTTTAGTTTCATAAGATTAAGATTACGTTTTTTTTTATGTGTTTATTTATATAAAATCAAGAATGAATAAAGACATAGTTACTGTCCTAATTGTAGGTGTTGTTGCTCTAGGACTTTTCTATTTACTCTCGGGAAGTTCAATAATCGCGAATACAGGAGAAGTTGTGGAACAAGCGGGTAGCAATATCCAACTACCCAGGTTCCGTCCACAAGATAGCAGTGTTGGTCCCTTTGACCCCGCTGATGGTGTGCCTCCCGCCAGAGGTGCCCAAATGAACCCCATTAAACAAAACACTAACGTGTTACCCTATCCACAAATCAGCAATAACTATGCTCCCCAAGAAGCCAACTTACAAGGACAGTTCGTGATTGATAGTGGAAAACAACCCAAACTGGATTGTTTCCCGAAAGATACCGTCACTCCTCAGGAACTGATGCCACGTGATGATAGTTATAACACATGGCAAAAGAGCAGCCCACCCAACAACGGTCATCTTGCTGATCGTAACTTCCTAGAATCTGGTCATCACTTCGGTATTGACACCATCAGCAACACACTCAAGAACCCCAATCTGCAACTACGGTCTGACCCTATCATTCCTCAGGTTGAGGTTGGTCCTTGGAGTCAGTCTACAATTGGTCCTGATACAAACCACAGACAATTTGAGATTGGTGGTGATTACTAACTTGTTTGAAGCATATAGAAAATATAATTTATAATTATGATATGATATATAATATAATATCATATCATATCATTTATATGGCAGACAGGAAAAAACGCACCAAAATCCCCACTCAACAAGCCGATCAAGTGCTTCAACAAAAATTAGATAAACTAGTTGAACTTCAAAACGGTGTTCATGTTCTTAATGAACGGATTAATTCCACTAAACGAGACTTAATAACACACTTTGAACAGCATCCGCAGCTCAAATCAGGTCAATATATAGCCGATGACTATCTAATCCGATATATCGATCGTAAAGTGACTGATACGATCAGTCAAAAATTACTCATTTCTGGTCTGGCACAATACTTTCAAATGAAGGGTATCACTGACATAAAAAGAGAAATATCAACCGCTCTACAAGTAATCAAAAACCAACGACACAGCCACATTGTTCCTAATATTGATGTTAAGAAAAAACATATATAGAAAAAATAATTTAATATTAATTAGATTTAAATAAGTAAAATGGTAACTATATCGGCATGGGAAGAGGAACACCGTCCTGAAATAATGATATTATATAATAGATTTTTTGCGAACAATCAGGTTTTTAAAGTTACTTATAATGATTTCGTCATTTATTGCTATAAACATACACTTTAAAATCAAACTAATTCATGAGTGAACTAGGGCGTCAATATATTGAGAGGTACTATCATGAATACGATGATAGTGATAAATACTTCGATTTCATCTATGATTTATATGAAAACGTTCATGAGTCTTCCGTATTCCTATTAAACAATGACTCATTTCAAGCATTCTTTGATTTCTGTATGGAAAATATAGACCGTACAATTCTAGATGATTATATTATAACGTCTCATATCTCAGGTTTAGGGCGTGAAATAGGTCGCAAAATAAAACTACCTAGGTTTTTCTATGATGACCATGACCATGATGTCAATGATACTGATAATAACAATTAAATAAACGAATAAACGAATGAACGAATATATTGTATATATAATATATATTTATACAATACATTACTATGAAGACTAAACAGGTTATTAACCCCATCACTAAGAGGAAAATTACCGTTAACGGTAATGTGTATAAACACCTGATCAGTAATGGAGTATTAAAGGACACACCTCCCAAACAAGTCAAGGACCAATCTGGAGGGAACCCTCTACTTGTTATACCACCTCTTGCAGATCTCGTGATTCCAGCAGGATTGAGCTTAGTCTCTTACTATTCTCACAAATATCTTAAACAAGAGAAAAAACAAACTGGTGGTAAAAGAAGCGGAAGCGGGAGCGGGAGCGGAAGTGGAAGCGGGAGCGGAAGCGGGAGCGGGAGCGGAAGTGGAAGCGGAAGCGGGAGCGGAAGTGGAAGCGGGAGCGACAGCGACAGCAAAAAAATACTACCCAATCTTGTCAATAATCCCATCATGAAATCGTGGCTCTCACAGAACAAGATTAGTGAAGTGACACCAGACACTCTGATCCCTGCAGGGATCTTAACCTCTATTTATTATAGTTGTATTGGGATTCCAATACACCCAAATACCACGATCTATCAACAGTTATCAAACATAGTAGATAAAGAGGACCTAAAACACTTTATGAAACACAATAAGTTGGCACGACTTTTACCACAAAACAAACTTCCGTTTTCTGTAATTATGGGACCTCTTGTCTTCAAACAAAATTATGGAGTTGATTCACAAATCAAAAAATGATTTATTTTTTACTAATTGATAATTATCAAATTATAATAAGATAATTTGATAATTAATGTCACTTAAGGACACTAAGTCGATCTCGAAGCCGATTCCTAAACGTATCATAATTAATAATCATGAGGACCTAACCGTTCAACTTGTAGATTATTATCGTTGTCTGGATACCATTGATTTTCATGGCGATGACGATGAAGACGACAACGGAGACAACGACGACGAAGACGAAGATGAAGATGAAGATGAAGATGACGAAGACTCTTGTGATGGTGGGACAAACCTATATTCAAAAGAAAAACAAAAAGAACTGTCACTGAATCATCCTATGCTAATTAAAGCATATGGTATTCTTGAAACAGGACACTCAATTACCATTAATTTGCAGGGATTTGAACCCTTCTTCTATATTAAAATTCCAGATACTTGGACCAGTAAAGAGTGCCACACCTTGGTCAATGGATTGAAAAGTGCGGTGTATTATCGTTATAAAGAACACTTAGTTAGCTCATCAATGGTTAAAAGAAAGCCGTTCAAAGAATTCACAGCTAATGATACTTTTAAGTTCATGAAACTACAGTTTAAAAATAAGGAAAGTTATGACCAGTATTCCTATAAATTAGCCAATCCATTGATCATTAATGGACTCAATAAAGGGAAACCGTATAAATATGACTTATATGAGTCAAATATTGATCCGATTATCAAATTCATTCATTTAACCAAAATTAACCCCAGTGGATGGATTAAAATACCCGCTAAAAAATATCAATTACTCCAACAAAGAACCTCCATGACAAATTTCGAAGTTAAAATCAATTGGGAGCACATTATTCCATATGATAAACTTGAAAGTGCTCCGATCAATATCCTTGCATTTGATATTGAAGCCGATTCAAGTCATGGGGATTTCCCAATTGGAATCAAAAATTATCAAAAGTTATCTCAAGAACTGGTGACACTGTTTAATGATTGCGGTCTACAAACCAAAAAAACAAAGGTTCATCCCCTTTTTCAAAAGAACCCTTTAATGGTCATTATAACACTCCTAAAGTTAGTCTTCGATAACGATTTTCATGCCAACAATATTCATCAGATTCATACAGTCAATAACCTCAAACCTAACCCTGAAACGGTACAACAATTGGGATATACTATTCACTGTTTATCAGAAGATTTAGAGCACAAATTGCTGACTAATAATGATGTTATTTGTCAATTAACTGATTTATTTGAATATAATTTGCCACCAATTGACTCATCTGCAGCTCATAACTCACATTATGGACTATTAGCCGAAGAAATAACCGCACAACTAATCAAACTAGCACGAAATAATAATGCTAGGTTTCGTGAAAATCCGCTCAGTGTCATCATTAAGATGGTCAATCTAGCATTTGATGACTATTTTGATGGGTTCATGATTAGTAATATTTATACCAAAAATAATATCAAACCCAAACCCATCGTGCTAGAATCAATGGTTCCCACGGTACTCACAACCTTACAAGATTGTGCTAATTTTGTCCACTGTAAAAGAATACCGATTCATATCACAGCACAAGAAAAAGACAATCTTTCGCAAGACTATTTTGTCAATCAACTAACAGAACTGTTTAATACACATTTACCACTAGTTGAAGGAGACAAGTTGATTCAAATCGGTTCTACGTTTCAATTAACAGGACAAACCGATTGCTACTTGAAACACATCATTTGTCTCCAATCTTGTGAACCCATTACTAATGAGGAAATGATTATGTATGAGAACAAGGGTATCTATCTACCAGCAGAAGAACTAGCTAATGACCTAGTCATGTATGAGCAACAATTAGGCCAACCTCAGGAAATTAGTAAAGACGAATTAACAAGCCTTATCAAAAATAAGGTTAAAGAAATTAAAACATGGGATATTCCCTACAGAAAAGAACAGTGTCAAAAAGCGGCTGAATATCGCCGATTTAAGCAATCATCAACCGATCATGCAAAAGTAGTTGTAGAATTTTATAATAATGAAAAAGATATTCTCTTGGCTTGGAAACAATTGGTTTTAACTAATGATCCTGATGTTGTAATCGGTTATAATATCTTCGGTTTTGATTTCAAATTCCTCTATGAGCGGTCAATTGAACTTAACTGTTCAGAGGAGTTCTGTCAACTGGGACGACTCAAAAACTGTACTGAGTTATTCTATGAGCAAAAACTAAGCTCAGCGGGGTTAGGTGATAATACATTGAGATATATACCGATGAATGGTCGTGTTATTATTGACTTGTATAAGGTCGTTCAGAAAGACTATCGTTTGGACTCCTACAAATTAGATAACGTTTGCCATAAATTTTTATATAAGGAAAAGGTTGACTTACCACCACGTGAAATCTTCAGTTTACAAAAAGGTAACTCCACCGATCGGAAAAAAATCGCTACTTATTGTCTAGTTGATTGTATTCTATGTAACCGATTAGCCTTAAAATTAGAAATTATTAGTAATAATATGGCCATGGCTAAAGTCTGTAAGGTTCCATTTCCATATCTATTCCTCAGGGGTCAGGGTGTTAAAATCTTCAGTTTAGTCTCTGATTACTGCTCCAAAGAGGGATATTTAGTGCCTGTTCTTCCTAAAGCGGACCCCAGTAATGATGAGAAATATGAAGGGGCTATTGTACTGACACCCGAAACAGGTATATTTTTTGACCCAATCGCAGTGGGTGATTTTAATTCACTATACCCTTCTTCTATGATTAGTGAAAACATTTCACACGATTCATTCGTTGAAATTGGTGGTCAATATGACAATTTACCTGGGTTTGAATACAGTAACATAGAATATGATATTTATAAAAATGAAACCGTACCTGGTACCAAGAGACAAATCAAGAAAAAGGTTGCTGTACAAGTGTGCCGATACGCGCAACTACCAGATGGTAAGAAAAGTGTGCTTCCTTCAATTTTAATGGAACTATTAGCTGCTAGGAAAAATGCAAGGAAAAAATTAGAAGAAGAAACAGATCAATTTAAAAAGAACCTATGGAACGGTTTACAATTAGCATACAAAGTTACGGCTAATTCTCTATACGGACAATGTGGAGCCAAAACTAGTCCGATTAATAAAGTAGAAATTGCTGCATCAACAACCGCTGTGGGTCGCCGAATGATCACCTTTAGCAAAAAATACATCGAAAAAGCATATAAAGACCAAATCGTAACACTTGAATTGAAGCATTCTGGAACTTTTGATATGGTTACAAAACAAATGATTCCTAGTAAATATACTGGAATGACTGTACACGTTAAGGATAGTTATTGTGTCTATGGAGATACCGATTCAGTTTTTATCAGATTTAATGTGTATAATCTCGAGGGGGTCAAATATACTGGATTAGAAGCGATCAGTCTGACTATTGCCTTATGTAAAAAAGCCGCAGAAGAGATCTCATCACAACTCAAAAGACCTCAAAACATTGAGTTTGAGAAGGCAATCTATCCCTTTATCTTAATCTCGAAAAAACGTTATCATGGACACTATTATACTAAAATTGATAGCCCTAGTTTCTATCCTAATAGTATGGGTATTGCCCTTAAAAGAAGAGACAATGCCCCGATTGTTAAACATATTTTTGGAGGAGGAATTGATATTATCATGAATGAGCATAATGTGGAGAAAGGACTGTCTTTTGTTAAGAATGAGTGCCAAAAACTACTCAGAGGAGAATTTCCACTCACTGAGTTCATCATTAGCAAAACCCTTAAGAGTTACTATAAAAAACCACGACAAATCGCACATAATGTCCTTGCATGCCGACAAGCCCAAAGAGACCCTGGAAACCGTTTTGAACCCAATGATCGCGTCCCGTATGCATTTGTCGTCAACTCAAACGCTGCAGCTTTACAAGGAGATAAGATAGAAACACCTGAATTTATTAAACAGAACAAACTATTACTTGATTATAAAATGTATATTACTAACCAGATTATGAAACCAGTGGCACAAATTTTTGAACTGGTACCTGGTTATGAGAAAACCGAAGACACTTTTAAATTAATGATAGACCGATACGAAAATGAACGGACTGGAAATATTAGTCTTGACCGTTTCATCAAGAAACGTGACCCCAGCACAGACATCACACGCCTTTCAGATCTAATCAACCAAGCCAAACAACATCGACAAGAACAAAGAGAGATAATAGATATAACAGATGGAGACGAAAACGATGATGACATAGTTGTGGATGACGAAGATATTATCAGTGACCATGAATGTGACCATGAAGGTGATAATGGAGAAAATATAGAATTATCCAATTATGATGACCCCAACTTCTAAACAAGACACATGATTTTAACAAAAACACTTTGTCATAGTATTAAAGTATGATGGAGAATAAGGGGAAAGACTCTTATCCATTTCAACCATGTCTGCCCATGAATCTTTCTTAGGAACAACTTGATTAATCTGGTTCGGTATAGTTAACCTAACTGGCCTCGGTCTTAAGATGTCCTTCCATATATTACAATTCATACATAAATACCCTGGTCCGCGTCCTTGTCCATGTCCATGTCCTTGTCCATGTCCACGTAACATCATACACTGATAATCTTGACACATGTATATCGTATATCGTATATCGTAATATATAACCAATTATGAGAAATTACAACATCAATTTTTAGCTCATGAAAATTGATTATTGGTTTTGACATATGAAACCAATAATCAATTGAAATGAATATTTTATTGAGAGTAGATGAATACCTACAACAACAGATATTCCATTGGTGTGATTTCAAAACACAAAAAGTCCTCACTGATAGTATGATTGAACTTAGTTATTTGAAAGCAAAAACTCGTCTCATAACATCAGAAGATTACCAGTTACTCGAAGACCATGAATTAGAGCAATATAGAGAGTTAAGACACCTTGACTGCCATGGTTGTAAACTGGTTACGGATGCAACTCTCACTAATTTAAGTCTCCTAACATCTCTTAATTGTGAAAAGTGTCATCTACTCACAGATGCTAGTATCTGTAAGTTACACCAATTAACGACCTTAAACTGTAGTTGGTCAGGAATTACTGATGCTAGCATCCGTAAGTTACATCAATTAAAGACTCTCAACTGCAATTTTTGTACGGGTATCACTGATGTTAGTATCCGAGAGTTGCACCAATTAACGACACTAAACTGTAATTGGTGCCATGGAATCAGTGATATGGGAATCCGTGAGTTACATCAATTAATGACCATCGATTGCAGTTGGTGTCTAGGCATCACTGATGTGGGAATTCGTGAGTTAAACCAACTAACTCATCTTATTTGTTGGGGGTGTCATGGAGTCACCGATCATAGTATCTCTAAGTTACACCAACTAAAGACCCTTATATGCGGATGGTGTAAAGGGATTACCGATGCAAGTATCCGCAATCTACACCAATTAATAACACTTGATTGTAGTTATTGCACAAGAGTCACTAATGCTAGCATCCTTGAGTTACAACAGTTAACTAATCTTAACTGTACTGATTGTATAGGGATTATAGATATTAATCCCTACAGATTTTCCCCAATAATATACCTTAACTATTATAGTTCATTTGTCGTCAATGATGATGATGATGATAATGACAAAATTACATAATAAAAATTACATAATAAAAAATTGCGATAATATATCAAATGGACGATAAGTTACAAAACTTTATCAAAAATATTCGCAATCCTGAATATATCTCTCAACAAATTGCCTCGTTGACCAAAGAACCCGACAAGGAAATAACGGGTACACAGATGTCTGGTATTACTTCTTTGGAAAATATGGGAAATACCTGTTATCTGAACTCAACCCTTCAATGTTTACGTCATCTTAGAGAATTCAACGGTCTTGTAGTTGAAAATACACACAGAATATCCAAAATTCTCCAAAGAAATTTCAAAAATAATCCCCACATCGGTTACTCGGTACTCTTATTGATTAATTATATTAAACTCGTATCATCCATGTGGAAACAGAATACGGCACGAATGTCTCCAATTTGTTTCAGAATCCTCTTTGGTGAGTCGGCTCAACAGTTTGCTAATTGCTTACAACATGATGCACATGAATGTCTGATCTCAATCTTACAATTATTTCATGATGTACTAGCCAAGAATGTCAAATATCAGATCTCTGGAGACTCCCTAACAGAATCAGATAAACTGATTGAGAAAGCACACCAAGACTGGATTACTTACTATCAGAGTAAGCATTCACTGGTTCTTGAAACCTTTTGTGGACAAATTAGAACGGAGATGATTTGTCTTAACTGTCGCATACCCTACTACACCTTTGACCCAGTTATGTGTATCGACTTACCCTTAGTCCAACCCTTAGTCCAGAGCGGTGCTGGTGCTAGTGCTGGTGACTTAAACCATTGTCTCAGCCAATTTACCGCGACAGAACAACTAACATCAGACAATTTATACCTATGCAGTCACTGTCATATTAAAACATGCGCATATAAAAGAAACACGCTTTGGACACTTCCCAATATTCTCATTATTAAGTTAAACCGATTCCAATATCAAATCATCAATGGTACGTATACTCAACAAAAAATATCAGGTTTGATCAATTATCCAATTTGTGGTCTTGATTTGCGCTTGTTTGTTTCATCTCCGTTAGAAAATCAAACGGTTTATGATCTATGTGCAGTCACATGTCATGTTGGTTCACTGATGGGTGGACATTATTACGCTATTTGTTATAACCATATCAATCGGACTTGGATTCGATATAATGATGATAAACATGATATGGTTGAAAACCCTTTATCAGAAGATGCCTTCATTTTATTTTATCAGAGACGACTCTAAAGATTATTGAAAAATCTTTTTTCAGACGTAATTATATACATTCTATGTTACAATTACTCATTTTAATTATTATCATCTTTGTGGTCTTCTTTAGCTTTAAGATGCATATGGAGAACCAATCAAATGAGGTTGATTTGGTCACTTCTAAATATGACCAAAAAAAATACCTGGTTCGTAATTTACCAGATAAGGAGAAAGCGGCTGAATTATTATCTATGATCCGAGAAAGACTCACTAGATTGGTAGAATATTTAGACAACAAATACCCGACTGATAGTCGTATTGTTCAGTTAACTGAAAAATTTAACCCTGATCATATCACTGAAAGTTCTATGGATAGCGCTTATACATCATACTCTGTCAACAAGGGTGAGAAGATCGTCTTTTGCTTGAGACACAGGGACGCGGATGAAACAGAAGAACAAGAAAATCTTATCGACATCAATACCATGATGTTTGTCGCGATTCATGAACTAGCACATATTATGACCTCTTCTATCGGGCATAATAAAGAGTTCTGGGATAATATGCGCTTCCTATTAGACGCGGCTATGTCTAATGATTTAAAAATTTATCGCTATCAACCGTTCCATCTAGCTCCTAAGCCGTATTGTGGTATTACTATTTCAGATACTCCATTGAAAATGTAAAAATATTATAGATACACTAATATTAGTATAATAATAATTATACTAATATTATTATACTAATATATTGATATATTGATATATTTATTATGATGACATCTATGTGTGACATACCGATTACTGACCACTATTATAAAGTAATCAATAGTAGAGAAAAAATCATCACAGTCTTTGTTGGTCCAGTTAATGATAAAATTGAAACTATATTAGACAAAATCACTACTGGTCACAACCCTAGTGACAAGGCATCAAAAGACCTTCTATCCAACCATTTTAAGGGAGATTATCGTGACGTTTTAGGATTAAATTTGATTTCTAAAACATGGAAATGGAATTACACTACTTATCTTATTGAACAAGATGACAACCTCGCCATTGTCAAAAATAAAATTGCATGTGTTTTGAAACAACCTGTGAATTTCCTCTACCTATACGGAACTATTGATGACCATTCAATCTGTTTGGGACACTACTTTGTGAATAAGAAAACCGATAAAGAACTCATATTCCCTATTGACCCGTATATGGATATTAATGTCAATAAAGAGTCAGAGTTTAAAACAACTGTTGATGCTGACCGCCCCAATAAAATGGACATCCATGATGAATTAATTGAAAATTTCAATTTATCTAATGATGTGATGTATCTAGTCACATTCTGTCAATTTATGAGTTTATCTAAAATTAAGGAAACTGCAACCGCTCATCAAGCCCATCACTATCTATTAAAATACTGGCCAGAGATCGTAGATACTCCAGAATTCAATCAATTATATAATGAATGTCGCACTCCCAATGTCTCACAGAATTTATGTCAACAAGTGGAGAAAAATAATACTCTGATGTCCCTGATTAAATCTCCACCACAAGTCGCATCAAATGCTATGATTCAGTTTGGAGATTGTATGATCTTGGAAATTGTTATTCATATTAACTTTGGAGAACAGTTTGGTGATTTTATTGATTTAGTTAAGATTTTTGACCGTTTCACCTTAGACCAAAATGTACCATTTGTTAAATATAAAGGAGATAAAGAACCACTGTATAAGTTGTATGAACCTATTACAAAAGATAATCCAATTGACGTAGTTCAAGAATGGGTGTCAACCGTTCAAAAAAAGAGCAAAATTACTGATATTGGAGCCGTTGAAGAATATGATTTTACTGGTCGTGGACTCAGTTTTAAGAAATTTTTATATCAGAAATCTGACAATAGTAATAAGTATGCGACCGTGAACTTTTATAAAGATGGAAAAATTGAGTTTAAATGCTTCTGGGAAGAAGACATGAAAGCTAATATGACCAATGTGAAACAGGCTTTGTCTCAGTTAGTCATAATGGTCGAGAAAATTAACCGCATCGAGTATCAACTACCAAGGGTTTCGCGACAGAGAAAAATTAAACTACCCGATCCCGATTTTCTGAATAAGGATAAAAGTAATACTACAACACACATCGCATACATTAATACATTCTTACCGCTCAATTATGGTATGAAATTAGATTTTGAACAGATCAATCAATATGCTACTATTTTTGATAATTTTGTCAAAGTCATCAATAAATCACCAAACCCAAACCCAAACCCAAACCCAAACCCAACACAAACCCCACTTAATGCCCTACATTTGAGATATATTCGCATCTCTAATTTTTTGAACACTAGTGACATTGAGAAATTTATACGAAACATGTGTCATCAAATTGACCGTGCTTCTAGAAATAAAGTTATTGTTCAACTATTAATTGATCGGTACCATATTAATCAAGATCTTGCAGAGAAATATCGGAAGAAATATCAATCAATCATTAATGAAATCGCAGAACCAGATGAATCCGTTGATAATCAAATAGGTAAGAAAAAAGAAAAAGAACTTGGGATAGATATTAAAATACATAATTCATCTGAAACAAAATATAAAGTTTTCACCCAAGGTGCCAAGAGTATAGAACAACTATCATATATTCACCGTTTTATGAAGCATTTTTTACAACTATTCAAGGTTAAAGATCAAGTAACTATTTTCCCTGAGAAAACTCAACCCAATAAAATAGATGACCAAACAAGTACACCTAAACACCCTACCAACACCAACTCAAACACCAATGCGACTATTAATAATTTATTAAAAGACCTATTAGATGATTCGGATGATGATGAAAACCTACTTCCGTCTGTCCCATCACCTGTCCCGTCACCTGCTACGTCACCTGCTACGTCACCTGTCCCGTCACCTGTCCCGTCACCTGTCCCGTCACCTGTCCCGTCACCCGTCCCGTCACCAGATTATCAAATAGACTATACTAAAAAAATTGACCCATTAGTTCTATTAAGGACAAAGGATCCCGTCTTATTTACAGATAAAGATAAGACCAAACCGTATAGCCGACGCTGTCAACGTAAGAAACAACCGATGTCACAATCACTCAAAAATTATCAAAAGATACTTCAGGAGCTCACTAAGAAGAAAAAAGACCTAGAGAAGCAGCAGAAAACAGGGAAATTATCTGTCAAAAACCAACAGATTTTAAAAGAGGTCACTCAACAACTTAAAACATATGATAACGGTGTTACATACAGGGATCATCACTATTTTTGCCCCAACTTTTATGATTATTCAGAAGAAAAAATACCATTCACAGACGAGTTCGATGAGGCCAATGCTACTAATGACAAAGGGTACCCTATTTACAAGTCAGATATGGATTCAACACGCGATAAATATGCTGGATTCGTTGAAGGTTGTTTACCATGCTGTGGATTTAAACCCGAACGCAACTATAAAAAATGTCTCAATACGGAAGACAATGACTCACATGTCTCATCTATTAATATTAAATATATCCTACAAAATGATACTCGGGGGGTTGATGCGAATCGATATGCCTTATTACCTGAAATATTAAATGTCATTTTTAACGGGTCTCAACAAATTGACAATAAAACTGGACTAGGGTTCTCTGGTTATTTAAGAAAAGGTATCGCTCATGAAACGGAGAATAATGTTTTTTTACAAGCAATCTCCGAAATTATGACGATGTCACCTTTTAAATTAAGTGGTAAATCACTGAAAAACCGCTTACTGAGTCCACAACACTTAACACTCAACAGATTCCTCTCAATGAAATCAGGTACATTGAAACTCGTTTTTCAAGATGATGATGATCCAACAGAAGAAAAGGCTTTTGAAAATTTCAAAAATTACATTCGAAATGATAATTATGTCGATGAAGACATCTTATGGGATTATGTCTGTGCACCAGGTATCATTAATAAAAGCGGCTTTAATTTATTTATTGTCGAATGGATTATACAAAAAAATATAAACTATAAACAAAAACCGTTTGATAATCTAACTCTCAAATGCCCTATCGGGTACGACATTAATGATCTTTATGACCAATCAAAACCATCTCTAATCCTACTCAAGTATAACATTTATTATGAGCCTATTATATTTATGGAAAATACGACTGAAACCATATTGTTCAATAACAATAACCAAATTATTATACAATTACATCAGATGATTAAACAGTGCCATCAATGGACTCCGTCGTACGAAGTCATTGATCTATTAAATCCCGAATTTCCTGCATTGAAGTTTGATGAACCTTTTACACTTCAAAAGACAACTGAAGAAATTGAGGATTGGCTTCAACGTGATGCAACACAGCCAACGAAGTCATTTGAGCCTAATGGACAAGTCATTGATGCGTATAATAAGGCGGTCTACTTAATTCTCAGTAATGGGTTAAAATTACCAATTAAACCTTCTGGACGTGGAACCTATCCAATTGTATCGTTAGACAAAATAGATTCTCTAGATTATTATCAAACCTATCAATACTTATATCAACTCTCAGAAAATACCGATTTAAACACACAACCAACACATAATGTTTTTAATGAAGAAAATAACCACGTCATTGGTATACTCCTTAAAAATGGACTAATCGTTGATATTAAACCGATTAAATTAAATGAAATTGAACCGCAAATATTCATAGGTATGCAAATTAACTATAAAAAACTACCACAGATCAAACAATATTATAATAGGGATAATGTTGATCATTCATTATCTCATAAAACAGAACATGTTGATCGCCGTGTACATTATGTTAGAAGAAGACAATATGAAGATGAGTCTTATCAACGGTTTAGATATGAGGTTGGTAATTTCTTAGAAAAATCACCTACAGAGATAGAGAAGATTGTTAATATCTTAAACTCAAAACAAAAAATAGAACACAAAAGAAATGACTTAAGAACTCTACTGAATTCTTTATTGGAATCTATTGTCACGTTTAAACGTGACAAACCACTTGATTATAATAACTATGTTACTCCTAATGTACGTACTATTTGCTCATCTAAGAATGAAGCAACATGCCAGTCTGACCCACATTGTGCCCTTGATAATAAAGAGTGCCTATTATTTATGAATCAAGAAAATCTATTGAATTCATCTATTGATAACTTTGTGAAGTATATTGATCTTATGGTAGAGGAGCTCTTAAAGAACCAATTTAAGCGGATCGAACTATTAAAAAATCAAGTTGATAATACAGTGGATCCAAATATTTTTGAACATCACCCCAATGAATTGTTATTAGTTGATACGTCAACACGTCAGTATCATGCTAAAATTAAAAAAATATATAAAAGTGGACGAAATTACTATGAACGCATGAACCAATTATATGATCTTGCTAGTGATGATTATACCGCTGAAGATTCTACTTTACTAAAAACACAATGTTACCAAGGATTTACTGAATTACCTAAATATTGGCTGGAAAAATTACAACCGAGCTATATGATACAACAAGATGCAGAAACAAACAATTGTATTCTTGAAGCAATCTCTAGCGCATTAAATCAAATAAGGACCCAACATAAACATTATACGGTTTCTAAGTTACGTGACTCCTTAGCTAATAATGTTTATCAATTACGTGACGATCATCTCCAAGGGTGGCAACTATTAAGAAACCATTATCGCGATACTTGTCAAGAAACATTACCTGAAATAACAGACATGAACGATTTAAAAGATTATATCAAGTCAAATCAACATCAAATCTGTCTCATTGACCTAATTATATTATCACAATTATGTAATACTAAATTCATTATCCTCACAAGTACTCCTGCATTCGGTAATCCAAGTGGATTTATTTGTTTAGGAATAACACCAACTATTGCAGATAATTATATTATCTTATACGAATATGACTTTCATAAATATCATATTATCGCACAAATACTTGAAAACCAAGAACCAAAATATATTTTTACAAAAAGCGAATTACCTAGTAAATTATATCATGAATGGGTTCACTCTTGCCCAGATGACCAAAAAACAACCGCTAATGAGACTTACAATTACCCATTAATCGTAACACAAAATATACCTTCTAATGCCACCCTAACTCCAGCCATTCCATACATTTCTAGTAGAAGAAAAACCGCTCCAGAACAAATAACAGAGGAAACTAAAAAGAATATTACCAAAAGGAAAACGCAACCACCTGCGCAAGCACCACCTGCGCAAGCACCACCTGCGCAAGCACCACCTGCGCAAGCACCACCTGCGCAAGCACCAAAACAAGAGAAGCCTAAAAGGAAGATAATTATACGTAAAAGGAAACAAATAACGCAAGCACCACCTGCACAAGCACCACCTGCACAAGCACCACCTGCGCAAGCACCACCTGCACAAGCACCAAAACAAGAGAAGCCTAAAAGGAAGATAATTGTAAGTAAAAGGAACCAAGTAACACAAGCACCTCCTGCACAAGCAGAGAAAACTAAAATGGAAAATTTGTCAGGAGTATGCCATTGTGTTTCATCAACTGGTAAAAGATGTACACGACCAATTAGTCAAACAGATGGTGATAATCCTCGATATTGTTGGCAACACCAAAACTGTAAAACACCTGTCAAACAACAAGCACCACCTGCGCAAGCACCACCTGCGCAAGCACCACCTGCGCAAGCACCACCTGCGCAAGCACCACCTGCGCAAGCACCACCTGCGCAAGCACCA